GATAACATTCATTCTCTCCTTAAATGTAGCACACAACTCATGTGCTAATTGTTGATTTAAAGTCCAACCGTTTTTCTCCTGTTGGTTCGTTATGAACTGCACCTGATGTTCCAAGTCTACAGAAGCTGTTGAAAAACATGCCATGTCCTTCATAAGCTTCTGGTGTACTGCTTCGGTAAGTTCCACGTCACGTATGCAGTACTTGATCATGTCTGCACTCAGGCAGGTCCAGTCATTATGGTCTCCTTTCGGAAAGCCTAACTCATTACCCCAGTTCCTCAGGGAGTGTCCTCCGGACTTGCTTGGGTCAGCCAGACGTGACAACACTAGCGTATCAATAATCCTCTCAGACTCAACAGAAAGCCCCCAGAGACGATTTAGCACTGGTAGGTCGTATCCTATCAAGTTGTGTCCAACTACGCTCACAGAGCTTCTGAGGGCTTCTGAGAGGGTTTCTGGGCTAGTGTGTATCTGGTTTACTCCGTTTTCCCTTGTCACAACACACCAGATACGTGTGGGGTCCAGGCCGTCGGATTCTAAGTCAAGATAAATCAAAAGTCGTCTCCTGTAAGCGGGTTAGCGACTTCGGACAGTCTACCCGTACCACGGTCGTACTGTAGCCAGCAAGCGGGTCCGGTTTCTCCCGTGTAACGATTCTTAAGGACACGTACTGTCGTGGTGTTCCTTATGTCTTCGTTCTCGTGTTGCTGGTCCCTTTCCATGCCTATCACAATGTCGGACAACTGTGCGATAGCCTGTGACCCTCTAAGCTCACCAAGGCTTATCTGTGCTCCGTCCTCGTGTGCCCTGCCCTGTGACCGCCTCAAGTGGGAAACGAGGAACAGAGCTATCCCTGTTTCCGCTACGAGCGTCCTGAGCTTTGTCATGATCTCGTCAATTGCTTTCCTTTCGTCTCCTGACTCCTGAGAAGAAACGACGATGGACAAGTGGTCCAGCACTACGAACTTGCAGTCCAGAGACTTAGCCATGTACCTGACCCTGGCTAACAGGTTGTCAGTTGAGGTAGAACCCCAGTGGTCAAACAAGTAGTACCGGCCTGTACCTAGAGTGGACTCCCAGAAAGGCTTAAGCTGGTCCACTGGTGTGTCTTCTTCCAAGTGTAAAGGGCGGTTAGCGGCCACTGACATGATGCCTAGTGTCGTTCTTGCTAGGTCTTCTTCCAGCGCAAGGACTCCTATATTGCCTTCGCATCTATTGAGAAGATCAAACTCAAGCTCACGAATAAATTGGGACTTACCCATGCCAGAGCCGCTAGTAATTGTTACGAGTTCATAAGGTCTGTGACCTCTTGTTAAATGGTTCAAGCCTGACCACGGATAAGGTACTGATTTTACGTTCCTTTTTTCTACCAGTCTTTCCCAAGTTTCCAAGCCTGGGACAATGCCGTCGGGCTGGTAAACCTTGGCGTTCCACCATGCCTGTGTGAACTCTTTGACTTTGTTAGCCACGAGCATGTCACTAGCGTCCTTCAACGGGAGCTTGATGATCTTTAGCTTACTGGGACTGAACAGGTCTTTCACAGCGTCTACAGCGTCCTGACCTGCTTTGTCGTTGTCGAAACAAAGTAAGACAGTCTCGTAGCTTTCAAGGAACTCTAGCTGTTCTTTTATTTCCTTGACTGCACCGGCTGCCCCTGTGCGTAAAGAGACTACCTGTGCCCTCTTGCCCAACATCTCGTACACAGCAAGAGCGTCTAACTCTCCTTCTGTTACTGTGATGTAGCGATTAGCTGTACAAGTGTTCTGACCGAAGAACCCCACGTTAGCGGTTGAGCCGTTGGAATAAAAGTTTTTGGACTTAACGTCCCTGACTTTAGCAGACGTAACTTCCAAGGTGTCTTGGTTGTAGTAAGGGTAAAAGTGTTTGACGATCTCACCTGAAGGAGAGTACTCCACTGTCACCCCGTACTTCGCACAAGTCTCCTTTGAAAGCCTACGTTGTGGAATGGACGCGACTGTGCCACCCATGTTCAAAGGCTTGTTGTTACCTGTGTTTTCTGTTCTGGTTGTCGTAGTCGTCATACCTTCTGTGCCGTTTGTGTGATGGTTACAACCGACGGAGAAGCAGTGAACTCCTCCGTCGTCGTAAGTGGCTAGAGCGTCCGAAGAACCACACTTCGGACAACTCTCGTGACCCGTAAACCTAGCCATACTGGAAGTCACTGTCTTCTTGCGAAGCTTCAGCCTCTTCGATTACCTTTACTGCTTCAAGGTAAGTTGAAACACCGTGGACAGGATGAGGATTACCCAAGCGAAACTTAACACGGACTTTGGAGTTAAAGGGTATTTCTCCGTCGTACTCGTTTCCGTCAGCGTCAAACCTCTTGACCGAAAACTTGCTCTTGAACTTACGCTGTTTCTTGCCTTGGTAGTCCTTTATCTTGACACCGCTTGCCGCAAGCTCACTTGCGTCGTTCTCCGACATGGTTAAAGTCAGGCTAAAAGCACCTGTGTCCTGCCCTTGGTAAAAGTCGTGTTGTGTGACGTTTGAGAAATTCACAGTCCCTTCTAGGACTTTTGCTGGTGATGCAGCCATAGGATTCAATCTCCGTTAAAGTTAGTTTGCGTTATGCCGAAGCATACTATTATTATACCATAGGTCGTTAGCCTGTGTCCAACTTTATTCTCCTTTTTAAGTGAATCTGTTTAAAACTCTTGCGAAAACGTAGCCCACTAGAAGGCCCACACAGAATTCCATCATCATCATCTTACCGCCACGTCGTTCCAGTTGGTTGACCTGAAGGAACCTGTGCTGCTTTGGGCGGTCAACTGCATGTCTTTTATTTCTTCGATGGAAACAAGGTCAACGTCGGGTGACTCTCTCACCACACTAGCTAGAATGTCTACCGGTGGTACGGCATGGTCCCCACCAAGGTCGTCAGATGAAATAATGATGGTTACTTGCTGAAATACCTTGTCCATTATTCTGTTACCCCTTTTTCTTCGTTATTTTCTTCCATTTGTTTCTGGATTTGCGCCCTCTGTTCCTCTATGAGCTTCTCCTGTTCCTCCAGTTTTTCTCTTTGGTCCTGCATTCTCTTCTGGTCAAACCTTAGTCTGTCCCACAAAAATAAGTGCATAGTTTTCCCCTAAGTTGTAATCAATAGTTGTCTTTAGTTTTCTAAAGTTTAACCATTTAGTCACCTAAGTTTAACTTAGGTTATTATTATATATAACTACAAAAGTCACTCTATGGTTAACATTAGTACTACATAAGTTTAGTATACACTAAAAATCTTCAATTGTCAATAGGTCAACTGAAATATTTACTGGTATGTCCAAGTTGTCGTCCAGAGTAGTCTGGAAGACACTACTTAGGCAAACATTGCACATATCAAAATATTCTCCATTGTGGTCCTTCTTGACCGCTTCATGGTCTTCCAGGATGACGTTGCAAGCTCTACATCTCATAAGGGTCTCCTAATAATTACGTTACGTGGCATTTGCTTTAATTCTTCTCTTCTCAAGTAGGTACATGTGCTCCCATTTGGCCTAGTGGTACATACTTTTACCATTCTTTTTAGGTGTCTCTCTGTTTGCTGTGTGCTTTCTGCGGCCTTCCCAGTTGAAAGACTCCCACAGCTCACGAGAGTGCACAACAGGAGTCCTGCTAAAGCATAGACTAAAGTTTTTTTCATGGGTTTGTTTCTCCTTCAATTAAGTTTGTTATGATTGTACTACATTCTTCCGCTAGTTGTCTAACTTCTTCCTGTGCTGAAACGTCGGTTCTAACTTCGATAAAATGTAACCAAGATCTGAGGGTTCCGTTCATGTACAAACGGCTATTGGTTAAACCCTCTGGTAATAATGCCCTAGCTTGTTCTTTAGCGATGCCGTTTGATAAGGCGTTTATATATTCACTCAAGGCTATGTCCTTGACTCTAGCTTGTGCAGACTCCCAGAACTGCATTAAGCCTCTGTCCTCTGTTTTGTTGGAGTTTTGACGATTGCTTAAGTCTTGAGTTCTAGCCTCTTGGAAACTAAAGCCCAGATCGTCCGTTGGGTCTGCGTACCGCTGGCTAAACTCCTGAAAGCTAAAGGATCTGTGCCTTAGCAACTGACGGCCTATAGCCCTACTTGTATTTATTTCGAGGCAGATATTGACCATCTCGAAGGGAGACCAGTGCTTGTGCTTTTGTAGGTAGTTCCACAGTTTACCCACTGAGACGCTCTTATTTTGATTCTGAGGGTTACTTACTCTGGCGCAATACTCCACTAGCTCTTTCATAGATTCGCCTCTAGCGCCTCGTGTGTAGCTCACAAGGCTAACTTTGGTTGTCATCTGCTTCCTCCTCCTTTTGTTGGTTTTGGTTTCCTTCGTTTATCAAGGTCGAGATTCTTTCCAGACATGCGTTCGTCTGTTCTAGGTGTTCCACTAGATCGTTTAAGGCTGTATATGCCTTTTTTTGGTGTAAAAATATCATTTGTTCACTCTCCTTAATTTAGTGTTGGTGTGTTTTGTTCGTCAGCGATTTTCTGTTTAGTGGTAAAGGATTTTTCTACACCATTCAACCAGTAGACTCCGAACAATGAATCACTAGGAGCAAATACATTTAATCTTTTAGAATGGCTCAGAAACAAACCAAAGTTTGCGAATAAAGTTATATACTGCCCTTTGTTTTTTATAGAGAACTCTTTAGCAAATTGTTTTGCTTCTTTCTCATTTTTACCTGCTGGAATCATTTGTTCACTCTCCTAATTTCTACCAGTTAGTTTGTTCCCATTGCTCGACAAAATCCTCTGTTTCAAGTTGTTCGGGGTCGTCAAGACTTGCTTCTTCCCATTCGTCCGACCAGTTTCCTTCGTCGTCCTGTGTTTTTTTCCGGATGGGTTTGATTGTCAGCCAAGAAACCTCCTCTTCGTGGGCCGTCACTCCTGTCTCAGTTACGAGGTAAAAATCTAGTTTACACTGGCCTGTGCCGTCCTTTAGCCAGAAATCATGCACCATTCGTTCTTCCATTAATTACCTCCTATTCGTGTCAATGTAAACACGTATACATTTGCTTTTTTCTATCGGCTGACCGTGGCTGTACCTTTTCCAGTCATTGCCTTCCTTAAGATATTGACCCCTAGCTCTAAGTTTATAGTCTTTTTTGTTTAAGTACTTCTTCATCAGTCTCAAAAGCTCTTGCCCTTCTTCGTTGTTTGGTATTTCACTAAATACGTACCTCATTATTTTAGACCCTCCATTATGTGACAAATAACGTCCACTGTCCAGCCATTCCCTAGCATCCTGTATCGTTGCGTGTTGGACACTCCTTCTGTGTATCCTTCTGGTACTGTCTGGAGTCTTTCGCATTCTAAAGGCGTTAGTTTTCGCCAATGTAGACTATTAGATTTTGGCTCACAATTAAAAACTATCTGTCTTCGGTTTTTCTCGAAGTAAGACTTCAGATTTCCTCCTTTGAAGTAGTTAGCGTCTAAACAATGGCTTTTGTCCCTATCGGTCACACTGTCGTCTTCTAGGATGTCCTTAAGCAGTATTTGCTTGTCTTCTGGCTGTTTACCGCTAAAAGGTATGTTAGTCCAAAATAATCTCTTTCGGTTCTGTGCCGACACTAGCCGGCTGTTTATTTCGATTGGTTCGACTCCTAGTATTTCGGTGATTATGTCTTCCGATTCTTTCTTCATCTTGACATTCTCAAGCAAAAAATATTTAGGCTTTAGACTGTTCTTTAGTCGCACAAAGTCAAAGAAAAGTTTTGAACGTGGATCATCAAAATTTAACTGCTTACCTGCAAATGAAAACCCTTGACAAGGTGACCCTCCGATCAATAGGTCTATTTTGTGGCCGTTAATTGTTGACTCACTAGGAATATCTGTTATCGACCCTAGTTGCACAGTATTAGGAAAATTTTTCTGTGTGGTCTGAGTTGCGTATTTGTCTATCTCAGACGCAAAATATTTATTAACTGGTATCCTCAATCGGTCTAACGCTATCTGACCGCAAGACATACCGTCGAAACAACTTAATACGTTTAGTTTGTCCATGTTTTTACTCTCCTAAGTATCTAATTATTTTTCCTTGTGTTGTGTTCAATACATTATAACAGTTTAACCACATTCTAGACAAATATAGATCGTCTTCGGCTGGACTATTTGAGCGTATATGATCGGCTTTTTCTCCGCATATATCAGACAATGCACTAATGAAGTTTGACAGTCCTACAGAGTCTATAATTTCCTCTATTTTGTCTGCTTCTTCGTTTGATACGTTCCTCATTTTTGTTTCCCCTTATGCGTTTGCGTAGGTTAGCGTTAAAAATTTGCCGTTGCCTTTGAGCTTCAATAGATCCCTAGCGACTCCCTCAATAGCTTCTTGAACCGTGCCCATTCCCTTACCTGCAATGCTTTTTTGCAGTTCGATCCCTGCTGACATCAATGCTTCTTCACAGGCTGTTGACTCTTTACAGTAGCCATAGCCACCAGCCCAACCTGATCCGTAGGCCATGTCCCCATTGTTAAGGCTGATGCTAACCCATAGACAGGCATATACCCTTTTTCCTGTGTGATATGTTCTAAGGGTCAAGATCGAATTCCCTTCCGTGTCTATCGCTTCTAGTTGCCTGTGAAAGTAATTATCTTTTCTGTGTTTTTGGTTCAAATTATCTTTCTGTTCAAATGATTTTATTGCTTCTAACATAATATCTTCTCTCTATTTGTTTGTGTATTTGTGCATAGCTTAATTTATTTTTTTTTCTTATGTCAACAATTAATTCAACTTTTTTTAACTTTTTTTTTCGTAACTATATAGGTTGCCACATTGGCCCACACACTTGTTAAAACTCGTGCCAACTCTGGGAGCTACCTATGCAAAACCCATGCCAACTTTGCGATTCCAGGACTCATGCAAAACCCATGCCAACTTTAGGAGGTCACCTCATGCAAGACTCGTGCCAACTTGAGACGGCTCCTTATGCAAAACTCGTGCCAACTTTGGGAGCCATAAGCCTAACAAATGTTGCACCATAAACGCAGCCAATGGTGCTTCCCATGCAAGACTCGTGCCAACTTTGGGGCCATAAGTTAAACGAATGTTGCATCATCATCGCAACCAATGGCGCAACCTTGGCATGATTCTTGCATAACATAAGTTTGGCATGATTTTTGCATGGGGCGGGGGCCGTGGTTTACTATTATTAATATTGTAGTACCCACTGGTACACAAAATAGGCTAAAATTAGGAAAACTAGGCACAAAATAAACACAAGTAACCATTTGTTTTTACACGAGAAACACCCTATGGGCCATTTAGTAAATAAATAGCTTGACTTTTATGTAGACTTATGTTATACTATTGGCATAACAAAGGGACAATATGTTATGACCGAAGCTATAAAAAAGAGAGGTCGTGGCAGACCCCCGAAGTCAGAAGTTGCTGCTGTAAAACCAGGGAACAAAGGTAAAGTAGGCAGACCAAAGGGTGACGCTGCTATTATCAATGAGTACAAAGCCCGGATGCTGGCTTCACCTAAGTCCAGGAAAGTACTGGAAACAATTTTTGACGCTGCCCTGGACAACGAACATAAGAATCAGGCTTCTGCCTGGAAGCTGATAATGGACCGTATGTTACCTGTGGGTGCTTTTGAAAAAGAAATAATCAAAGACGCAGGTAGAAACTCTATACAAATCAACATTTCTGGTGTTGGTGCTGTAGACGTAAGTGACAACAACGTACTCGAAGGAGAAGTAATCAATGAATCTTAAACACTTCTCGTTAGACGAGTTTAACTGTCAGGTTACAGGAGAAAATCGTATGGAACAGGATTTTCTACAACAACTGGACAATCTTAGGTTAGCCTGTGGTTTTGCTTTTGTAATAACAAGCGGGTACAGACACCCCACGAAACACCCCATAGAGGCTGCTAAAGAAGTTCCGGGTACACACGCCCAGGGAATAGCGGCAGACATAAAAATAACAAATGCTGCTGACAGGTACTGTTGTATTAAAGAAGCCTTAAATCTGGGTTTTACTGGAATTGGTGTGGCTAAAGACTTTATCCATGTAGACACAAGAGGCACTAAACCTGTAGTCTGGTTGTACTAGGTTTTGTCTAGTGCCACAGAACTAAACATAAAGTTACTGCCTTGGCAACAAGAGGTCTGGGAAGACACCTCTAGGTTTAAGATTGTTGCTGCTGGTAGACGTACAGGTAAGTCTAGGCTGGCTGCCTGGATGTTGATTGTGAATGCTTTACAGGCCGACAAAGGCCATGTGTTTTACGTAGCACCGACACAGGGACAAGCCAGGGACATTATGTGGCAGACCTTGCTGGAGCTAGGACACCCGGTAATCTCAGGCAGTCACATAAACAACCTACAGATAAAACTGGTGAACGGAGCAACAATAAGTCTCAAAGGTGCAGACAGACCTGAGACAATGCGTGGTGTTAGCTTGAAGTTTCTTGTGTTGGACGAGTACGCAGACATGAAGCCTGACGTGTTTGAACAGATACTACGTCCTGCTTTAACTGACCAAAAAGGGTGTGCTATGTTTATTGGTACGCCTATGGGACGTAATCATTTTTATGAATTATACAAGTACGGAGAATTAGGAGAAGACGAAACTTACAGAACTTGGCACTTTACCTCATACGACAATCCGTTGTTAGACCCTGAAGAAATAAACATCGCCAAGAAATCTATGTCCAGCTATGCGTTTCGTCAGGAGTTCATGGCTTCCTTTGAAGCTCGTGGCTCCGAAATGTTTAAGGAAGAGTGGGTACGCTTTTCTGAAAATGAACCAGAAGGAGGAGACTACTATATTGCCGTTGACTTGGCGGGGTTTGAGGAAGTTAACAAGAAAAGAACAAAAAACACAAGACTGGACGACACGGCGATTGCTGTTGTCAAGGTTAATACCGACGGTTGGTATATTACTAACATTATTTACGGGAGATGGAGCCTTGACGAGACAGCAGCCAAAATATTTCAGGCAGTTAGAGACTACAGACCGGTTAGCCTGGGAATCGAAAAAGGAATTGCAAAGCAAGCTGTAATGTCTCCTCTAACGGACTTACAGAAGCGGTACGGCACGTTCTTCAGAGTCGAGGAACTGACACACGGTAACAAGAAAAAGACCGACAGGGTGATGTGGGCGTTACAGGGACGTTTTGAAAACGGTTTTGTGACCCTGAACAAAGGAGAATGGAACTCTAGGTTCTTGGACCAGTTGTTTCAGTTTCCAGACCCGTTAACACACGACGACCTGGTTGACGCTGTGGCCTACATAGATCAACTTGCAAACGTAACGTATGATTATGACTACGAAATTGACAACCACGAAATACTAGACGTAGTAGCAGGATACTAATGACAAAGAAAAAACAACCAGAGTTTGTTGATAGAATAAATAACCCAAAAAAATACCCATACATAAAAAATAAAGACGGTTCTATTTCAACTCATCGTATGGCTGCTGAGATTGATGAAAAAACAGGTAAATGGATTGTTTTTCCTTTAATTCAGTTTGATGGAAAATCATTAAAACAGTTTAAAACAGTTCAAGAAGCAATGGATAATGCAAAAACAACAAAAAACTTTTTAGAAATGTCTTCTAAAGAAAAAGCTATTAACTATGCAAAAGATGGTTATAAAAAAGGAACTGCATTAGAAACTTTTAATCCTTTAGCAGATAAAGCAAACAAAGCTAAAACTTTTATAGAGGCGGTAGAATAAACCATGAGTGAACTATACGAAGCAGACCCCTTAATGGCAGAAGAGTCTATTGAAGACTGGGTTATAACTAAATGTGAAGACTGGCGTGACCATTACGAGTCTAACTACTCCTACAGGTTTGACGAGTACTACAGACTGTGGAGAGGCATCTGGGACCCGGAAGACAGCGACAGAGCCTCAGAACGCTCCAGAATTATCTCTCCTGCCCTACAGCAAGCGGTTGAGTCTAACGTAGCGGAACTGGAAGAAGCTACTTTCGGGCGTGGTAAGTGGTTTGACGTGTCGGACAATATGGGAGACGCTAATAAAGCAGACGTGATGTTTTTACGCAACAAGCTTACCGAAGACTTTGAAGACTGTAAAGTTCGTAAAGCAGTTGCAGAATGTCTGATTAACGCTGCTGTGTTTGGTACTGGTGTCGGTGAGATTGTTATTGAAGAAATGAAAGAAATGGCTCCCGCTGTCCAACCTATAATGGGTGGTGACTTACAGGCAGTCGGTGTTAGTATAACAGACAGGTTAAAAGTTAAACTAAAGCCTGTCATGCCCCAGAACTTTCTTATTGACCCTGTGGCTACTTCCGTTGAAGACGCTATGGGTGTAGCTGTTGACGAGTTCGTAAGCCTACATCAGGTAGAACTGTTGCAAGAACAAGGAGTCTACAAAGACGTTCTTGTAGGGCCAGCAGCACCTGACACAGACCTGGAACCAGACCAGGATCTGACTATGTACCAGGACGACAAGGTACGTTTAACAAAGTACTACGGCTTGGTTCCTCGTGAGCTTTTAGAAGAGGCTCTGGAGGAAGAAGGCGAAGAACTGGAACAAACAGAAGAAGAAGCAGAAACCCTGTCCAGGTACGTGGAGGCTGTTGTAGTCATTGCTAACGGCGGTGTGTTACTCAAGGCTGAAGCCAACCCTTACATGATGCAGGACCGTCCTGTAGTGGCCTTTCCCTGGGACGTAGTACCTGGTAGATTCTGGGGACGTGGCGTATGTGAAAAAGGGTACAACTCTCAGAAAGCTCTGGACACAGAGTTACGAGCTAGGATTGACGCTCTGAGTCTGACAGTGCATCCTATGTTGGCAGTAGACGCAACCAGGCTTCCCAGAGGAGCAAAACCTGAGATACGTCCGGGTAAGATGATACTGACCAGCGGTGACCCAAGAGAGGTCTTACAGCCGTTTAACTTTGGTTCAGTCAATCAGATTACTTTTACACAGGCGGCAGCGTTACAGCAAATGGTTCAACAGGCAACAGGAGCCGTAGATTCAGCAGGTATCGCTGGTTCAGTAAACGGTGAAGCAACGGCAGCAGGTATTTCCATGTCGTTAGGTGCTATCATTAAACGACACAAGCGAACTCTAATTAACTTCCAGCAGTCTTTCCTGATACCTTTTGTCAAGAAAGCAGCCTACCGTTATATGCAGTTTGACCCTGAGAACTACCCTGTTTCTGACTACAAGTTTAATTCCAGTAGTACTTTAGGGATCATTGCTAGAGAGTACGAAGTAACACAGCTTGTACAGTTGTTACAGACGATGAAACAGGATTCACCTATGTACAGCACATTAGTACAGTCCATAGTGGACAACATGAACCTGTCTAACCGTGAAGAACTAATAGCAGCAATGCAGCAAGCAGGACAACCTAGTCCGGAACAAGCACAGGCGGCTCTGGCTTTACAACAAGCACAGCTAGAGTTCCAGCAGTCCCAGACAGCAGCTTTGTCTGCACAGGCTAAAGAATCTTCTGCCAGGGCAGTTAAGCTAGCCGTAGAAGCTAACTCAGTACCACAGGAGCTAGAAATTGATCGTATAAACGCTATCACTAGAAACTTGAAAGAAGGTGATGCAGAAGACAAAGAGTTTGAGCGACGTATGAAAGTTGCCAATACTCTCCTTAAAAAACGAGAAATAGAAGGTAAAGAAAATGTTAACGGACAACGAACTACAGAGACTACTCAGCCTAATAGACAAGAACTTCCAGGACAGATGGGACCGCTTAGAAGCGTTGGAACAGAAAGTCCAGGGGTTGATCAAGTCTAAACCTAAACCCAAACAGAACGTAAAAAAGTGATGTACGTAGGAGGTGATCTTTGGCTAAAGGCGTTAACCATTATAAACGTGATGGTACGTTGTACACAGGTGCTACCCATAAAATGCCCAACGGTGACTTACACTCAGGCAAAACACATGGAAAAACTTCTGTGAAACTATTTCATTTGAGTGAACTATCTGCAAAAGCAAAGGAGAAAGCAATGCGTTATGGAGATAATAAAACCAATAATTTGCGTACAACCAGTAAGAAAAAGAAACCAGCAAAGAAGAAAAAAGCCACAAGAGGAATGGGGTACAGGTAATAAAACAAAAGGTAAGAAAAAGCTTGACTTTTCCTGTAAAATGTGTTAAACTATAACTATAGTCCAACTAAGGAAAACTATGAAGCCTGAGCTTGAAACTTACTTTAATAACTATAATGAATTATTTAATCATAGTGGTTTCAAACAACTCTTAGAAGAGCTTTCCAACAACATTAAAACACTTTCTAACGTCCAGAACATTAAAGACTTAGAAGAACTTTTCTTCCGCAAAGGACAAATTACTGCATTTAGTGCTGTTATCAACATAGAAGCAACTATTAACGCAGCTAGAGAACAAGCGGAGGAGAATAAAGAAGATGATTAAAGTATATGACTTTTGTTGTCCTGAAGGACATATATTTGAAAAATTTGTAAAAAGTAGTGAATCAACTAGTAGGTGCAGTTGTGGATCTACGGCTACAAAAATGCTGTCTGCCCCATTCTTTGTTTTAGATGGGTCTAGTGGGGACTTCCCTGGTAGACATCTGAAATGGTTAAAAGAGCATGAAGAAGCAGGTAGAAAAAAATCACAATCTCCATAATGACTAAAATCACGGAGTTTAATTATGTCAAGAGCAACTATGGTTGATCTGTCTCCTGAAACTGACGAGGAAAAAACAGACACTTTAGATAACGAAGCAGACGAGATTCAACAACTAGACCTTAATTTAGAAGTTGAGCAACCTCCACAAGAAGAACCTACTTTACCGGACAAGTACCAAGGCAAAAGCTTGGAACAAGTCGTACAGATGCACCAGGAAGCTGAAAAGCTTTTAGGTCGTCAGTCTTCAGAAGTAGGAGAGCTTCGTAAGGTTGTAGATGACTACATTACTAGTCAGACAGAACAACCAGCACCTCAACAAAATACCGTTGAGCCTGAAGACGATATAGATTATTTTACGGACCCTCAAGCAGCCGTTAATCGTGCTATTGAGAATCATCCTAAGATTAAAGAAGCACAGGAGTACTCGACGCAGTACAAGAAACAAGCGTCATTAGCAGTACTCCAGAAAAAACATCCGGACATGCAGGATATCCTTAAGGACGATAAATTTGCAAAATGGATTAAAGCTTCTAAAATTAGGACTCAGTTGTTTGTCGAAGCTGACCAACATTATAATGCTGACGCTGCTGACGAGCTTTTTTCTTTATGGAAAGAACGCAAGACAGTAGCAGAACAGACCGCACACGTTGAAAAACAGGCGAGAAAACAGCAGATTAAAGCAGCTAACACAGGTAACGCACAGGGTAGTGCTGAAGCATCTCGTAGAAAAGTTTATCGTCGGGCCGACATTATTAAACTAATGAGAACAGACCCAGACAGATACCAGGCTTTATCAGAAGAAATTCTAAAGGCGTATTCAGAGGGTCGAGTTAAATAACTAATTTGGAGATTACCCAATGGCTACAGCTACTTATCCCGGTGCTGGTGGAAACACGGCACTAACAGAAGCGGCTACTTTCGTACCTGAAATATGGTCTGACGAAATTATTGCTGCTTACCAGAAAAACCTGAAGATGGCTCCGCTTGTCAAAAAGATAACAATGTCAGGCAAGAAAGGAGACAAGCTACACATCCCTAAACCTACTCGCGGTGACGCAAATGCGAAAGCTGCCGACACAGCGGTAACTATTATTGCAAACACCGAAAGTGAACTGACTATCGACATTAACCGACACTTTGAATACTCAAGGCTGGTCGAGGACATTGTTGAAGTACAGGCTCTTAGTAGCCTCCGTCAGTTCTACACCGAAGACGCTGGTTATTCTCTCGCAGTTAGAGTAGACACTGACCTACACTCTTGCGGTACTGGTTTTGGTGACGGTGGAGCAGTTGTGCATACTGGTTCAGTAGCTCCTACTGATTACCAGCACACAGGCTGTTTCTTTAACGACGGAGGTACGACTACTCAGTACACAGACGATACGGCAGTTGCTGCTGACATCTTTTCTGATGCGTTCTTCCGCGACATGATTCAGAAGCTGGACGACAACAATGTACCGATGGAAGATCGTGTACTTGTTATTCCTCCTTCTGTACGTAAGACAATTATGGGTATTGATCGTTATGTATCTTCTGACTTTGTAACAGGTCAGGCGGTTCAGTCCGGTCTTATCGGTAATCTGTACGGTGTTGATGTTTATGTCTCTGCTAACTGCGCGACTATAGAAGCGGCAGGTGACAACACAGCGTCGTCTATCGACACACGTGCTGCTATGCTTTTCCACAAGGAAGCTATTGTCCTTGCAGAGCAACAGTCAGTACGCTCTCAAACCCAGTACAAGCAGGAATACCTGTCTACTCTGTACACGGCTGACTGCCTGTACGGTGTTCAGGTGTATCGTCCTGAAGCTGGTTTCGTTCTCGCTATTGCTGAGTAACGGACTTTCACGGAGGGGTCTTAACCGGCCCCTCTTTGTTTTTGTTTTATTTCTTAAGGTAATCTAGCTAATGTCGAATTATACAAAGACAACAGACTTTGAAGCTAAGGATAGTTTACCGTCTGGTGACAGTGGTAAAATTATTAAAGGTTCGGAGTTTGAAACTGAATTTGATAATATAGCAACAGCTATAACAACTAAAGCAGATTCTGCTGGACCTACTTTTACTGGTACATTAACTTACGGAACGCTTAATGACGGAACAACTGCACTTACGTCTACCGTAGCTGAACTTAATATTCTCGACGGAGTAACGTCCAACACATCAGAGTTAAATATTCTTGACGGTGTTACGTCTACTACAGCAGAGTTAAATATACTGGACGGGGTTACGTCTACTACGGCAGAACTTAATATTTTAGACGGAGTAACATCTACTACAGCAGAGTTAAATATTTTAGATGGAGTAACGTCTACTACAGCAGAACTGAATATACTAGATGGAGTAACGTCCAGCACAGCAGAACTGAATATTTTAGACGGAATTACTTCGTTTCTTGACGAAGACAATATGGCTTCTAATAGTGCAACGTCTCTAGCCTCACAACAATCTATCAAAGCTTATGTTTTAGCACAAACAGGAACGTCCCCTGGTTCGGAATTTACTTCTCCCATAATAAACGCAGGTTTACTGCTAAAAAACGGAGCAACTTCGGCAGGGTACGTCGAGTTTTATGAAGACTCAGACAACGGTACAAATAAGGTAACTCTTATTGGCCCTGCGGCAACTTCTGATGTTACTTTAACATTACCCGCCGCAACTGATACTCTGGTTGGTAAAGCGACAACAGATACCTTAACAAATAAAACTTTAACTACACCTGTTGTTAATACCGGGCTACAGTTAAAAAACGGATCTACTTCTGCTGGTTTTATAGAGTTTTATGAAGACTCTGATAATGGTACAAATAAGGTAACTCTTATTGGTCCTGCTTCTACAGCAGATATTACACTAACATTACCATCTTCTGATGGAGATGCTGGTCAATTTTTAACAACTGACGGAAGTGGCGTAACCTCCTGGGCTACTGTTTCTTCTATCTCTACATCTAAAGTATTCTTCATGGGACAATTATAATGGCAGTTAAAATATCAGGAGTAAACCTGTCGGCAAATACGACAGCTAACATAGGACAGGCAGGTTCCTCTGGAGGAACGTACACTGTTCATATTTTAAACAGAGGAGCAAGCTCTGCTGAAATTCAGTTAGGCGTGGGAGATTCTTCCGCAACTTTTGATACGAGTCAGAAGTTGCTTGAGTCTACGCTTATAGGTGTAAACGAAAGCATGACCTTCTCTCCGATTGTTTGTGGAGCTTCAGACTACGTTATTGGCAGGTCCACAATCGCAAACGTAAATATGGTAATGATGGGGCATGATGAATAATGGCTGGCTTAACTACAAATATAGTAACGAGTAAGAATAGAGCTAAACCTCTCTGGCCTACCCCAGATATGAGTCTCACTCCTTTTTACGGAAATAACTCTGACGATGACGGGGATTGTTATTTACCTCCGTTTGCCAACGCTGACGACTCAAAGTCTTCTATTAAGATAAATCTTGAGGCAACTAATGCTGCTATTCATTATTATGATGAAGACGGCACAGCTATTACGAGCGGTGTCTGGAATAGTGGGATGACAGTAGCAGAAGCAGCTAGTAATGCTGAACATTGGGTAGGGCTGTACATGGACTCTACCGACAACATGCTTTACATGGTGACCGTTGACGTAGGAACTAGTCCCGACACTATCTACCTCAGTAAGGTGGACAAGGCTGGTTCAGTTACCGCGATAGGAAATGCTCAGTTGGGTAATGCTTCAATGGATTATTCAAATTTTTATATACTGGATAACGAAACCGGGCCGATGTATAGAGCAGGTGGGGACGGCTCTGGAAATTTTGTTATTCCGTTTAGTAATACAGCAGGAGGAAATGCAGCAGCGGGAGTTCCCAATAGAGGAGTGAACGTCACCATCTCTGCCAGTGACGGAAGTTTAAGTTATTCCTCTTTGCTTGGAACAAATTATGCTCAACCAAATGCCGCGTTTATATTTGGAGCAATTGGACCGACTGCAAACAATATTTATGGTGGGCCATTTGCTGGTAGAAGTGGCAATCCTCAAGGCCATCCTTGGGTGGGGTCCATAGCCAACACCAGTACCGGACGCAGTATTACAAGGGCTATTTTTGAAAACCCTACTTCGATGTACAATGCCACAAGCACTATAAAAGCGTTTCGTTGGAGAAGCTCCTATGTTTTTGGGGCGTATTCAGAAGAATGGGGGCCAACAATCTATTCGGAAACAGACCTGCACAACTATCTTGATGAAATGGCGGTTTACTATGGAATTTTATAAATTTGAAGAAAGCGGGAAACAGGGAACATTATTATTCCCTGCGAGTGTTTGGCTTAACCTTCTCACCGAAACAGAGATGTGTGCGTTTTTCAGAAGCGACACACAAATAATCGCAGACACTGCTTTACTTATGACCAATCGTGATTGGGTGGTAGACGTTACAAGCACAAGGTTTGACAACGTAATGACAGCGTGTGTTTCTGAAAGCATCTTTACAAACGACAGAGTGACTGAATTCAAGCGTGGCGTGAAACAGATTAGCGAACCGGAGTACAGATTCGGTTAATATGGACAAACTAAAAGCTCATAAAAAAGAAGGTAACGTCCGGTACAACGACATCGAAAAACAACTTGATCGTATACAAATAAGTGTTTACGGGTTATATCCCTTTCTGGTTGGACTTTTGTTAGCCAGTAAATCTTTGGGGTAACTTCTCGTGTTCGCTGAACTGGCAGCGATAACTAGTGCCCTTAGTGCAATAAACAGCACAATAGCGACATTTAAGGAAGGCAAAGCTAACGCACAGGACGCTGCGGCTTTACTTGGCAAGTTTGGTACGACTGCTCAGAAGCTAGACAACTGGGAGAAGAAGAAAAAACTAAAACGACCTCTAACTCCTAAAGAAGCTATGGATCTCTCTATAAAACGTAGGGAAATCAAGAACATAGAAAGGAAAATTAAAGACCATCTGATGATGGCTGGTATGTCAGATGTCTGGAGGGACGCTGAACGTATACGAAAGGAGTCAGAGAGAGATCACTTACAGTACCTGAAGGACATACACAAGAAGCGTAAAGAAAGAAATCGTAGGCTGAAAGAAAGAGCCACTGCTGCTTTTATTATTATTGCTTTATTGTTTTTATGTTGGGCAGGTTGGTTTCTCTATGGGGCCATCACAGAATCACGGCTCGATGCCGCAAAACAAAGACTAGAACAGGCAAAAGAAAAACAACGGAACATTAGAAAATGTGGTAGACATAAATGCTAATGGCGTTTTTACTGGTGGTTGTTGTAGACAATAATGTAGTTAGTGATGACTCTATGCTTTTTCGTGACATATACCAGTGTAACAAATTTAGTAGAGCTATAGAACAACAAGAAACACTAGCGTCAGGTCGAAACTACTACAGACAAGAAAAGGTAACTTCTTACTGTATTCCGAAGATAGTAAATAAAGGCAATGTGTTTTATGACCAGCGTAGAACCAATAATTTTAATTGAAGAGTACTTTCAAGCTTTTCCTGAAGAAAGGAAAAAAAGACTAGCTGAATATGATCCTGAAACACATTTGTCTGAATTAGACGTTGCAAGAACCACAAGCAAAACCTGGTCTATGGAGCAAGAATAGATGAACTGGTTGACTTCTTTGATCTCTCCTGTTGCTAATATAGCAGGACAGATAATAAAAAATAGAAATGAAATATCTAAAGCAAAACATGAAGCTCAAATGCAGACTATTCAGAACAACGCTGACTGGGAAGCTAGAATGGCTGATGCTTCAGCTAATAGCTGGAAAGACGAATTTTGGACCTTGGTACTCAGCGTACCCATTTTTATGATAGGGTACAGCATTATCGTCAATGATCCTTCAATTATTGATAGAACTAAGTACGCTTTCCAGGCTTTAGGCGAACTTCCTGATTATTATCAGTACTTGCTTTTTATTTGTATTAGTGCTTCTTTTGGTATTAAAGGAGTTGATCGTTTACTTAGCCTCAAGAAGAAATAATATGGGTACTGATAAAGCGTTAGAAATGGCTTTAGAAGCTTTAGAACGAATAGCTAAACACGAAAAAGAATGTGGGGAGCGTTGGGCTGAGTCAGTTATAGAACTTAGAGAGCTTAGGAGAGCTACAGACACTCATGCTGCCCGTTGGGAAAAGCTGGCCTGGTTAGTTATAGGTACGGCTCTTAGTTGTACTGCTACTGTTATTACAATGGTGATTATATAATGGGACTTTTTACTGGTAATCCACCTGCAAAAAGCATATTTGATGAGCCTTTTTATTGGTTTCAAAAGATGCTTTTAAGAATGATTCCTACTTTTTTTCGGGTTACAAAAATAGGAGGCCCAGCGGTAGTTGATCTAAATTCAGACGGTACGTGTCCACCGGGCTTTAGAAGAGAATCTTATCAAGGTAGACCATATTGTCTTGTATTAGGAGTGCCTGGGCCTTCTCCGCAAGAGGACACTGAGGACGAAGAAGGAGAAGAAGAAGAAGAAACAGATGAAGAAAGCAGGGAGGATACCGAAAGTAGTCAAGATGGTGATGAAGGAGAAGCAGAAGAAGAAGAAGAAGTAGATGTTAACGCAGACACGACAGACGATGAGACAGGGTTTGAGGTAGAGGTTCCCTCTGGTGAAATAGAAGTAGACCCGGAATCTAACAATCAAGCCTTTGTAGCCTCTGCGTTAGAAGGGTTTAATAACGAAGAAACAAGACAAAAAAATAAAAACACTATTGGAGAACTCTATAGTTCTTTAAGTTTTGGAGAAGGTGAATGGGACAGTGTACTAGGTAGAGAAACATTACCGCCTGGAGAAGACCAACCAATAAATAATGAACCTTGGTGGTTAAGAGGTAATCCAAACGACACGGGAGTAGACGCTGACCTAGAAAGAATGCTAGACGACTTTCTTAATCGTTTACCTGGTGTTGGGGTTGTTTTTAAGCCGGACGCAGGAGGCGTAGTAAGAGGAAGAGTTCTTATACCTATTCCCGGTTTACCTGAATACATACAAGGAAATGGTTTAGAAGTTGACATTTTAGATAATGGTGAAATAGTTATTACTGAAGCAGCTAAAAATAAAATAAACGAGATAAAAGAAAAAATAAAAAGTCTACCTAATCAGATAAAAGAAGGTATTGAAAACACGATAAGCGGTATTCTTGAAGCTGGTGAAGAAATAGGGGATATTTTTACGGACAATGACGGGAACATTTTTGTAAACGTCGTTGATGCAGCAGGTAGTATTTTACGTAGAGTAGCGGTAACTGCTGGTGGTTTATTAGACGGTGCTGACGGTAAAGAAGGTTTATTAGGTTGGTTACTGGCTAGTGGGGTTATTGGCTCTGCTGTAGAAACAACTAAAACAAAGTATTTTCCACCTGCTGCTGGAGAAGGCGAAGACGAAGGAGAACCAGACGGTACTGGAGACGACGGCCAGCCACAAGAAGAACCTCCTCCTGATGATGAAAATAAAGATCCTCCTGTTACTGGAGAAGAAGAACGGGACCGACACGATCCGGAGAGAAGGGACTTGCCTGAAGGCCAGAAAGGAGACGGACCTGTCCCCGGAGACGATATCTCCTCTACTGGAGAAGAAGCTGGGCCGGACGGGGTATGGACTGGTGACCAGTATAAACAAGAGCAAGACGGAGAAGAGCCAGGGCAAGACGGAGGAGAACCAAGGCCAGACGGTGGTCCTGTCGAACCAGGGCAAGACGACGAAGGAAGGCCAGGGCCAGACGGAGGAGACGGGTCTGGAGATAGCTTTGATACAGACGATAGGGACTCTTCAGGCGGTGTTGTTACTTCTGGTACAGACGACGTTAAAAAAGACGAGCCTTTTACTGGTGGTGGTGGTGGAGGCATGCTTACAGGTGGTGGAAGAAAAACCGGTACAGGTTACATGGATAATTTAGGTTACGGTCTGTCTGACTTTGTGCCTGTACAGTATCAACTTAAAGACTACAACGTCGCGCTTAATCGTTTAATAAACGACAGTTTGTTTAGAGGAATAGTTTAATGACTTATATAAACGTAGTAAACAATGTTCTACGAAGAATAAGAGAAAACGAGGTAGCTACGGTTCAGGCAACAAGCTACAGTAAACTTATAGGTGATATTGTAAATGACGCTAAAGATTTAGTTGAGAGTGCTTGGGATTGGTCAGCACTACGAACAACATTAGCTTTTAATACTGTGGCTGACACAATAAACTATTCGTTAACTAATAGCGGAGACAAGATAAAAGAACTGAATGTACTTAACGACACGTCCAATCTTGAGATGAAGTACCAGACGAACAACTGGTTTGACGAACAGCTTTATTTAGGTAGTCCTGTTACCGGATCACCTAGATACTATACGTATGCTGGGGTAGACGGTAACGGAGACATGACGATTGACGTTTACCCAAAACCAGACGCAGTTTATGCTTTACGTTTTGACGGTGTTATTCGTAACTCTGTTTTAACGAACGATTCAGATTCTCTAGCAGTTCCTGAAAACGCAGTAATTCAACTGGCGGTAGCACTTGCTTCAAGGGAGCGTGGAGAAACAGGCGGTACTTCAACCGCTGAGTACTTTACTATAGCTAATAGATACTTAGCAGACGCTATAGCACATGATGCAGGTAGACACCCAGAAGAAACTATTTTTTACACGCCTTGAGGAATAGATGGCACAAAAACTAAACAGCATTAACCTTGTCGCTCCTGCGTTCAAAGGTATCAATACAGAAGACTCGCCCCTTGCTCAAGACCCTTCTTTTGCAGAAGTAGCTGATAACGCTATAATAGACCGACGTGGGCGTATAGCGGCACGAAAAGGACTCAATGTCACTACAACAAATAAAACTCAACTGGGTTCAGGTAAAGTAAGAGCCGTTAAAGAGTTTAAAAATGACGCAGGGACCACTAAGATATTTTCAGTGGGTAACAACAAGATATTAAGCGGAACAACGACGTTAGCTGATGAAACTCCTGGTGGTTACTCTATTTCTGCTGACAACTGGAAGATGGTAAACTTTAACGACAGTACTTATTTTTTTCAACGTGGGGTACAGCCTCTTATTTACAACACAGTTGCTTCAGGCTCGTCAGGAGGAGCTAACAGCAACGTAGTTACACTTAGTTCAGTCAACAGTGCTGCTGGTTTAACTTCTTCTATGTACGGAAATGAAGTTCTAGCGGCTTACGGTAGACTATGGACTGCTGATTTCAGTACTGACAAATCTACTATTTACTGGTCAGACCTTTTGTCTGGGCATATATGGACAGGAGGTAGTTCTGGTTCTCTTGATGTATCTAAAGTCTGGCCTGACGGCTACGACGAGATAGTAGCCTTAGCTGCCCACAACAACCACCTGATAATTTTTGGTAAACGTAGTATTGTAGTTTACTCAGGAGCTACTGCACCTGCTTCCATGACCCTAGCAGACACAGTTTCTGGTGTAGGTTGTGTGGACAGAGACACAGTTCAGCACACAGGTAAAGACGTTCTGTTCTTGTCTCAGACGGGTTTAAAAAGCTTTGGCAGGACTATACAGGAAAAGTCCATGCCTATTAGTGACTTATCTTCTACAATTACAAAGGACATTATTTCTTTACTAAATTCAGAGACAGAGTTTTTCAGGTCTGTGTACTTTCCCGAAGAAAACTTTTATTTACTTACGTTTACCGGACACGACACAACTTACTGTTTTGATATTCGTGGTACTCTTGAAGACGGTTCGTACAGAGTAACACGGTGGCCCGGTACTGGCTTTACTTCTTATGGACGTAAAGACAACGGAACTTTGTTAATAGGTGGTCTGCATGGGGTTGGTCTTTATTCAGGTTATTTAGACAACACCTCTACCTATCGTTTTAAATATACAAGCCCTGAGTTGACATTTGGAGACACAACTAAACTTAAATTTCTTAAAAAACTCAGGCCGGTTGTTGTGGGAGGTAGTGGAGCAGATATTTTTCTCAGGTGGTCTTATGATTTTAAATCAAAATCAGGAACAAGAAACATAGCTCTGCCAACACAGGCAAAAGCTTCTTTTAACGAAAGTGAATTCAACATAGGACAGTTTTCAACCGGAGAGTTTATTACGTCGGCTTTAGGCGTAAACGCTAACGGAAGTGGCGGTAGTATATCTATTGACATGGAAGCTGACATAAACGGAGAAGAATTATCTTTACAGGAAATCAACGTGCTTGCAACAGTAGGTAGAACAATATGATGACGTACAACAAATATAAAACAAGAAGTACTCTTGGCGGAGGAACGTACTAATGGACTGGGAAAAACTATTAGGAGGAGCAGGGACCGCTGCTGGTCTAGCTTTAGCTGCTAAAGGGTACGAAGACGTAGGTAAAGTAGGTAGAGAAGCTTTTCAACGTATGTCTGAAGGTTATGACGGCGAACCTAGTTTAGCAGACAAGCTAGAAGAAAGGTTTGCGTTTCAGCCCTACACCGTCACAACAGCAACAGGCGGTCAGTTTGGTATGACTCAAGACCCCGAAACAGGGCAAATGACGTATGACATTCAAACGTCTCCTGACGAACAGAACCTACAGGAAGAACAGCTACGTAGGGCGGGTATGTTTTTTGATCTAGCAGAGACAGACACAGCTCAACGTGAGCAAGACATATACAACCGCATGAGGGCAGCACAAGCCCCTGAAGAAGAACGTCAGCGTCTTGCATTAGAACAACGCCTGGCTAACCAAGGACGACTAGGTGTACGCACGTCCATGTTTGGAGGAACCCCTGAGCAACTAGCGTTAGCACAAGCTCAGGAAGAAGCCAAGAACAGAGCAATGTTAAGTGCGTTGGAGTTTGCAGGACAGGAGCAACAACGACAGGCACAGTTGGGTACAGGTATGTTGGCCTCTGGTTACGTACCACAAGCACAGTTGTTAAGTGGGTTACAACCAGGAATGACAGGGGCAGAACAGCGTAGACAAGCAATGGCACAACAAGCAGGGGCGTACGGAGAAACTTATGCAACAGGACTTGAGGCGTTGCTGCAGTCAGCTTTAGCTCAGGCTAATGTTGCCGGAGGATTTGGCACTAGTCTTGCCGAAGCAAGCTTGGGCGGCCTATTTGGTAAATAAGGAGGATTTATAATGGCTACATTTTCAAGAGAGTTTTTGTCCAATCTAGGTCAACCTGCTATGACCCAAAGTTTGTTTAACTTAGGTACTGCGCTTGGTAGTGTTCCTAGTGCTATGAAAGCCAAAAGAAAAAGAGAAGAAATAGCAGGGATTGACTTAAAAACCTCTGAAGGACTAACGAAACTAGCTATGTACTATCAGTCCAGAGGTGACTTAGCAAAGGCTGCTGAAGTTGCTACAGCAGCACAACAGCTTAAATTGTCAGAAGACCAACAAAGTTCTTTTAAAACAAGAAAAGCAAAAGCTTTAACTTTACTTGAGTCAATGGGGTTAAATGATTTAGTACCTATAGTGCGAGAAATAACTAATCCTGAAGAATTAAGCGAAGTTATGAAAGAGGCAAGACTAGAACGATACTCAAAGTTACAGGAATTAACAACCGCGCAAAAAAAAGCAATAGCTGAAAGACGCAACATAAGGCCAGAAGAGTTTAACATATTAGGTTTAAAAGACGCAAATAACGAAACTTTTTTTAAGATACTAGAAGGAGAAGAAGGAAACGCAAAAGCTTGGATTAATAAGTCAGGTGAAATAGCTGTGTACAACGAAAGCAACGGTTTAATATACGACCCAGAAGGGAAAAAGTGGGTAGATCCTTCAGAATTAAATTTAGTAAATGAAGCTCCTCAGTTAACAAAAGAACTTGGAGACTTTGATGGTTTATTAACAAAAGAAGTTACTGACGAAATTGCTCCTGAATTTATAAAATTCAAAGAGAAAGCAGAAAAAGCAGGTAGTCTTTTACTCCTTATAAAAAGACAACAAGGTAGAATTGAAGGAATGGACACTGGTTTAGGAGCTAACGCTAAACTACAAATACGTAGACTTGGTGAGTTGATATTAGGACGAGAGTTTGACCCAAAAGTAACTAATCAAGAAGCATTTATAGCTGAAGCTGGTAAGCTTGTTGCAGAACAAATAAAAGATTTTGGTTCTGGTACTGGTCTTTCAGACGCTGACAGGGAGTACGCAAAGTTAATTGCTGGTGCTGACCCTACGTTACAGCTTCAAACTTTACGAAACCTTTTATCAATAAGAGAAAGAGACTTAACAGGTGTTGTTAATAAGTGGAATGATACAGTGGATAGGTTTTATGAAGGTGGAGATAAAGATAGAGATTCGTTAAAACCTTTGATACGTAGAGTTGATGTTATTGAACAACTCTCTACAACTGAAGCAGAAGAAGCTTTTTTTAACGCAGGCGGGTAAAATGGCATATTCAAAAGAAGAGTACATGAGTGCTATTCGTAGGGCTAAAGACGCTGGAGATATGGATTCGGCTCGTAGTTTGTCTAAAAAAGCTGCTATATTGTTTCCAGAAGGGCCAAACCAAACTATTCCTGATGCTCCTAAGCCTAAGCCTAAACTTAGTCTTGAAGAAATGGAGTTTGGTGTAAGCCAGTCAGATATAGATAAACAAATTTATGAGTCTAAAGCAAGAGAAGTAGAACAAGCTGTATCTAAAACTATTTCTGAATTCCCTGGAAAAGTAGCTGAAAGAACAGAAAGAATACTAGGAGAAGATAAAATTGACTCTCCTATGGGAATAAAAAAAGGGTTAGTAGTTGGTTCTCAAGCTATTAGAACAGGTGCGGAACTTGTTTTTGATCCTCTAGGTATACTAATACCTAACGCAGTAAAAGAAGGGTTAGAAAACACATGGAACGAAATTAAAGACACTAAAATGGTTCGTATAGCTTCTGAGGCATTGGCTTCTGGGTTTGATACTTATTCAAAGTGGGCTGATAATAACCCTGAACAAGCGGAAACTTTTGAAAGTGTAGTAGACATTGCTACTGTTATAAGCCCAAGCTCTAGGTTTGAAATGGCTGGTCCTGCCAAAAAAGCTAACCAAAAGCTTAAAAAAATAACTCGTGAAGAAAAAAAAGAAAGGACTTCAGAAATACTTGGACCAGATGGGGTACTAAAACCAGGAGAAAAAGGATACTTAGGGAGGTACGAAGACCAAGGAGGTATTTTAGGAAAAATAAAGTACATTCCTACAAAAAAAGAACAAAAAACTATAGATGTTTTAACAGATACTGATGCTTTTAATCCTAACGACACTCTTGTAAAATCTTACAATGTAATTACTGACGAAATAAATAAAGAAAATAATAAATTAATTACTTTTTTAAAACAATCAGGAAACCCTAAATATGAACTAGAGCCTTTTATTTCGACTTTAGATGGAGACATAAGAATAAAATTTTTAGAAGACCCTGAATTTTTTCAGCTTACTCGTGAAGGACAAAAAAAAGCACAAGAGTATTTGAATAAAGCTATAACTTTTGTGCAAAATAATAAAGCTGACTCGTTAGGCTTATTAAAAGCAAGAAGAGAGTTTGATGAGTTTGTTAATGCAACAGGGTCTTCAGGTAAAGCTGTTTTAGACCCTGCGGTAGAAAATGCTAAAGGTGCTGCTGGACGTTACGTAAGAAATATTTTAAATGAAAAATTGAAACAAATAGCAGGTAGAGAGATGATAGATGAATCTTTTGACCGTATGCACCATCTTTTAAATGCTCGTTATACTTTAGGTGTTAAAAGAGCAGGAGAACTTGATAATAGAATTAAAAGACTATACGGAAGAATATCTAAAATGGCTAATTTACCTAGCACTCCTCTTGCTCTGTACGCTACAATAAGTGTTCCTGCTTCGGCTGCTGTAGCAACTGTAGGAGGGGCAGGGGCTTTAGGAGCATTAGGAGTTAGTGCTGCAACTTTAGGTACTATTTTAACTGTTGGTAATAAAAAAACAAGATTAAAGTTTTACGCTAAACTCTTATCAGGTATTAACAAAGGGATTAAAACATATAAAGACAGTACCATTATAAAAGAACTCAAAGCAGATAAAGCTTATATTGTTTATTTAATGGACCAAGCTAGACAAGAAAAACAAGAAGAGGCTGTTGTAGCCCCTTAGTTAACCTTGTTTGTCTAAATAGTCCTTTATAGCTGCCTTAATAGCGTCTTCAGCTAACACAGAACAGTGTATCTTCACTGGTGGCAACGCCAGTTCTTCTACTATCTCTGTGTTCTTGATTTCCGTAGCTTCCTCCAGAGTCCTGCCCTTAACCCACTCAGTCAGTAGTGAACTAGACGCAATGGCACTACCGCAGCCGTAAGTCTTAAACTTAGCGTCTTCGATAATGCCCTTGGCTCCTACCTTTATCTGTAGTCTCATAACGTCACCGCAAGCCGGTGCTCCTACCATACCTGTGCCTACGCTTTCGTCGTCTGAGTCCATCTTACCGACGTTCCGTGGGTTTTCATAGTGGTCCATTACTTTGTCACTGTAAGCCATGTCGTTACAACTCGCAACTATTGCCAGTACAGGCTAACTGCTGTGAGCCTTCAGTCATGTCTGACTCTTCGTTGACGTTCCAGTTTATCTCCTTCGGAAATTCCTTGACTAGCTCGTCGTAAACTTCTTTGTCAACAGGTTCGTAAGGGGCTTGCTGGTACGTATGTTCTGAGTAAGGTAAGAAGCTTATGCCACTTATCTTGTCAAAGTTGTTGTACAACCATTGCCCCACTTGCAGGAACTCGTCGTCTCTGTAGTAACACGTCATGCTGGGCTTGTGTTCACACCAGTAGTCCTGGTAAGTCTGCCAGAGACATAGCTGTTCCATAGCTCCCATGTCGTTAGCCACCACAGCCCCTTCAGGAGACTGTACAGGGAACGAAAAGACTTTAGTAGTAGGAGACATCACGTCTTCCTCTACAGGGACTCCTGCGGCTTCTAAGACACCACAGAGGGGATCTCTAGCGTCTGCCCTGACTCTTCTTATGTACTGTTCTGAGTACCTTGGGTGTATCCCTGACGCACTGTCCACTAGTTGACTCACAGTGCCGCTTGGCTTAACAGCAGTAATAGCAGTACTAGCGTTAATTTTAAGACGCTTGGCCCACTTCTTGTTAGTCTGTACAGCTTCTTCTTTAAGTTGTGTAAGCCAGTGTTGTAGTTCTGCACGTCCCGTCCTCCCTGAAAGTATTGGGTGGTCCATAATTCCTGTTAATGATACACCAAGTAAAGCTTCTTCTTCGGTGTTGTCTTTCCATACTTTTCTTAAGTACCTGAAGTCCGTCAGGGTGGCCTGTAGCGTACCCAGTACAGCAGCAGTTCTGACCTTAAGACGTAACCCCTGTAACGTGTCCCCTGCCCTGATAACGACTTCAGACAGGTTACAGAACTGGTAAGGTCTGAGTATGATTTCTGAACACGGATTAGTACCGAACTCGTAGTCAGGGTCTCTACGTCCATTCTTGGCCGCTTGTTGCTGACTAGCCACCCTGCTGAACACGCCTCTTTCTCCTGACCTGGACTCGTAAAGGCTTTTCCATTCGTCCAGGAAAGAGTCGAAGTCCGGTTTCTCTGTGTAACAGGCAGAGTTATTCGCCAGGCCACGTTGGGGATTATCTACCCACCACTGTCCTGACTTACAACGTCTGATTCTGTCGTCAGTAAGGTTGCTGAGACTGATGAGAGCAGACCTTCTGACTCCCCCAACGACGACGATTTGTGCAATTTTACAGCAGAGGTCGTGACACTCGATGGAACTAAGTTTCCTTCCAGCAGCTCCTGTAAAAACCTCGACGGTGAACTTGAAGAGATCGACAAGAGGCTCAGGACCACTTGCTCTACCACCGAAGGTTTTAAGGGGTTGCCCTGAAGCACGAACTCCAGATACGTCCCACTTTGGAATCTGGCCTGAATACAACATTGCAATAAGTTCTCTGAATGATTTTGCCCAGCCAATCTTAGAGTCAGCGACGAGTATAACCGTATCGGTATCATATAATTTTTCTGCAACCTCTGGAAGTTTGTTGATGTACTGACGTTCAACGCTAAAACCAACTCCTGTACCACACATCAGTACGTACATCATTTCGTCAAACGCTTTCGGGTGGTCTATGGGTAAGTAAGAACAGTTGAACCCGGCTACGTTGTCTTTGTCCAACGCTGCACCGGCAGTCATTAAAGCTCTCATACTGGGCATTACTTGCAAGTCATGTATCTGTTTGTAAATGTCCTTGGCTTCTTTGCTGGTAATGTAGTCCTTTTCCTGCCAGAAGTTCAAGTACCTGTTTACTGTTTCAGACCAGGACTCCCTGCGTTGCTCCTCTGGTAAATAACGTGCGTACCTTGATTTATGTATGTACTGTTGGTAAGCGTCCATTATATTTCGTATTCTCCTTGTGTTAGTATTGACATTTTTATCCGGTCCAACAGAAAGTACAATTCTTCGTTGTCCATATTGGTAGACACCACTAATGTATCTTTTGACTTAACGATACAGAAAGCTTTGTCGTACACCTCCAGGTTTTCTGTGTCTGTAATACATTCAAACACTTTAGAAACTTCTTTTTTATCGCCAAAATTTCCTTTTATGACGTTCATTACTCCTGTTCCTCTATCATTCTTTGCAAGTACCACAGACACTTCTTAAGGTCTTCCTTTGGTTTGTTCTTGTACTGATAACGCCACAAGTACTTCATCACCGCCCCTTTAAGATACCCAAGGTATTCAGCATTAGACATACTTGCTTTGATCCCGTCAATACACTCAATGTCACCTTTAGTGTAGTGAGGTGGGTGGTTTACGTTGTCTTCTGCTAACTTACCGTCAAACACTTCGGTCCACTCTTTAGGTTTACCTCTGTTGTAGGCTCTGTCCCATGATTCGCTAGGTTCGTCGTTAAGTTTCATCTTCGTCCTCCTCTTCATATACTACGTCCTCTTCAAAGTCGTCCAGTCTGTTTATAAATTTGTCTTCAAACCTGTCCAGTAACTCTTCTGAGGTAATCTCCAGAGCCTCTAACAAGTCGTCAGAATCATAGGTGTTCAGTACACGTTCTTTAATCTCCTCCATTGTTAGTGACATAGCCTATTAACTCCTCCAACGTGTCCACTGAGTACCAACGAATGTTTTCTTTTTCGCACCACTTAGCCATAGTTAACTTACCTCCTTTTCTTACTTTCTTTTCTGGATTCATGAGTACAAACACAAGCTCCTGTCCTTCAGGTAAACTGTCTCTGACACTGGTGTATTTCTTAGTGTCTCCTTCTCTAAAAAATCCTTTACACTCAACAAGTGTACCTGTAGGAGCGTGTACAAAATCAGGACAGTACTTACGATAAACAGTATATGGAACCATGAAAGGTTCATAGGCAAATCCTTTTAGTATTTTGGAAACTGTGTGTTCAAAATTACTACGAAACTTTAACTTCCTGGACCTTTGGCTCATTTTTTACCTCTGTTAAGTAACGTGGACCTGTGGAGTACAGGAAAGCTCTGAGGCCGGGCCAGCAGGTTTTCTTGTAAGCACAGTAGGAACAACCCACAGCCAGCTTCATGTTACCGCTTTTACCTTCCGGTACAGCCTCGTAACAAACCTCTGGAGGGGTCTTTTGTTTAACAACTTTCTTGATATGTTTAACCTTGTCCTTCATGTCGTAAGAAATAAGGCTGTTCACAGGAGCTTGGGTGTCCGACTCGTCGTACATAAGGTAAGTCAGATGTCCATTCTGTTTGTCCATCGCTAACCAGCCGTACTTAGTCTCACCTTCAGAAGCTGCGTAACCTTTTATCTGTGCTACGTACCCGAAAGGATCATCATAGGCTACAGAGCCTTCTCTGAACTTCTTGAAACCGTAAGTAGAAGCAGACTTAACGTCAGTCACTACTCCGTCTATCTTGCAGTCCATAGAGCCTTTGATTCCTTCTACTTCACAGGCTTTCTGTTCGTCGGTTACTTTGTGTCCTGCTACTCTAGCCAGGAACAAAAGCATTTCTTCTATGAGGTGTCCGTACATGAACTTAATGTACGTATGAGGAAGTATGTCCTCTCCTTTCTCAGCGTCGTTGTACACGTTCCAGAGAAACCTGTCTTTACGTCCTATGTTGGACATACGGAGCTTTCTACTGTCGTCGTACTTTTCTGTGAACTGCTGACGCATAAGGTCTTTGACGTTCTCACCAAACTGTTCGATACAAGCGTCTATGTCTACGTCTTCAGAGACTTCTTTTGTGTCCACCAGTTTGTATATGTCACTCACTAATGTATGTATGCTTTTCATATATAGCTCTCTATTATTTCTTCAACAATTTCTTTAGCTTGCTCCGTTGTGCAGTTGAACCACTCAGACCGTCTTTCGTACAGCTTTTGTAGTGCAGCGTGTGCTTCAGACTCCGCTGATCTACGATCTGTAACGTCCCAAGACGCAGCCAAAGAGTAGTCCCTAAAAGGAGAAGAAGTCTGATAACCGTTCAGACGGTCTTTTGCGTCTACTGCCATACCAACCTTTACCCACTCAGGAAAGTTCGGGTTAGTTATAACGTACACTTGACCTTCTGTGCTGCTTTCGTACTTCTCAAGACTGCTAAAAGCAGCGGCTTCAAACGTCTTGTAGCGTCCTGGTTTGTGTAAAGGATGGGACTTAGAGATATACTTCCCATTGACCCACATTTTAGTCTGATCTCTTTTCCAAACTGCTTCTGGATTGTCTTTGTAGTACTTACCTTCGCCTCTTTTATAGTTCATTATTGATCTCCTTAGTGTGTCTCTGCCCACGTTGTGCCAATTTTATATTCACCGTCAAGAGGACAACGAAGCCCGAACTCTATTCCTGCTGCCTTCAGGCACTCAACCCCCAGCCAACCGAACTTGTCTGCATGGGCTTCACGTACTTCCGTCTGTACTTCGTCATGTACGTTACCGATGAATTTGTAGTCCAGCTCCCATTCTTTTGCGTACTTGTCCAGTATTACCAGAGCTTTCTTCATAACAACTGCACCGGCTGCCTGTAACAAGGTGTTCAGTGCAGCGTGTCCTGATCTGACATGAAGTCTTCTACCGTCAAGGCCTCTGATATAACCTCTTCCAGACGCTCGTACAACTCTTTCTCGTAAAGACTCAAGAGCAGGTGTGTTTCCAAGAAATCTTTCCTTAAGTCTAGCACCGTCTCTTGCACTTCCTCCAACAATAGTACCGATTTTTGCGTCCCCTGCTCCATAGAGAAAAGCGTAAATAAAAGTTTTTGCCTGATCTCTGTCTGCAAGTCCCGCAGCCATTTGATTTCTGGTATGAACGTCTTCTCTAAGTAAGACATTGGTAAACTCCTTGTCGTCCATGTAGTGAGCCAGCATACGTAACTCCAGCCCACTAGCGTCAAACCCTACCAGCTTAGTACCACTAGGGACAGTCCAGCAGGTTCTACATTCTTTACCGTAAGGACTATTGCTAGAAGGAACCTGTGCCATGTTAGGGTTCTGGTGTGTCATACGTCCTGTGACTGCACCGTTACTGATCACCCTACCGTGTACCCTGCCTGTGTCTTCGTTAACGTGGTCAAGCCATGAGTGGACCTGTGCGTACCTCTTTTGTAGCATCAAGTACTCACTCACGGCCTTGGCTTCAGGTAAGTCAATCTTCGCTAGAACAGCTTCGTCCACGATTGGATTACCTTTGTCAGTAGTTTTTCCAAAAACCGCACCAAGCTGTCCCAGGCGTTTCGCAATTTGTTGCCTACTGCCAACATTAAAGGTTTCCACCTTGTCCTTAAGTCTCCTGCCCGTCTTCTCAGAGTATCTTTCATGGACGATAGGCGGGAACTTACTTTGTAAATCATCTTCGATAACATTCATTCTCTCCTTAAATGT